AATGATACTCTAAGATTGTCACCAGAACTATTGTTAATAGAATATACTTGAGTAGCTGGAGGAGCTGGATTTACATACAGTTGATTACTTTGCCTAAACCCATTCCATATAGGTAACTCAGTAGATAAAGTCTGAAATTCAGCACTTGTACTAGCTGGATAATCATTAACATAATTAAAAAAAGGAATGTCATAAGTTTTTAGATGATTATAGAAAGTTTCTACACTTCTAAAAATAGGTAAGAAATCAAACGAGCCTCCATATCTTTTTATATTTGTTCCCTCTGTTGTAGTGTAACTTGTGCTTCCACTAGCTGCTATCGTTGTGCCACTATTCTTGTAATATATTCTGTAATAGTGTGTGTTTGGTGCTTTCCAATTATCATAGTTATTTACTTGTATTAAGTGCCATTTACCATCAGATAAAAAGCATCTCATACCAAAAGCCTTACAAACGTTATCTAATAAATCAAAAGAGCTTTTAAATTTCTTTGTACCATTCTCCTCATCTACATCAACATAAGCCATAAAGTTAAACCTACTAGCTACCAATGGGTCTCTATATTCTACGCTTGTCATAGTGTCCGTAGTCCAATCTACAGACGTTAAAATATAGTCATCAGATACACCCCAGTAATAGTCTTGTAAGCCTATTTGATTATTGAATATATTTTGAAAGTAGGTTAAAGTTTGGAAACTAGAAGGAGTACTGTAACCAGTATCTACATTAAAATCTATATCTTTTAAAGGAGCTAAACCACATACAGCAGTTAATTTAATTCTAGTTGGTCTAGAAATGTCTTGCTCTGGAGATATATCGTTTAATAACAAACCAGCCCAATAAAGCTCATAAGTTACATCATCAGAGCTTTTCCATATAGACATATCAAATCCACCATAAACAGAGCCTCTAATATCATTAACTACTGCTTGTTCTCCATCTTCCGTAACTAATATATCAAAGCTAACTTCACTTGGAATTAGACCAGTAAAACGATTGTCATTGTCAGTCTGATAGGTTAAAGTAAAACCATCAGCACCTAACTTAGGAGTATATTTAGTTGAAGAAATAGCGTTATTGTTATAAACGTCTATTCTATAGTAAGTGCCATTGTCACTCTGTAAACTTAATTCTAGTTTCTTTTCTCTGCTCATTAGTAACCTCTTGTTCTGTTTCTATTTGCTTGCGCTCTATCTGAGCTTAGTAATATATCAGCTCCACTTATTACACCAAATACTTCAGTTGAGCCTCCAGTATTTATCATTGACCTTAATCCTCCAGTACTCCCTACACTATCTCCAGAAAAAATAGAATTATCAGAAGTAAATAATTTGCCAATACCACCAAAACCTCCTATGTCTTTTAATCCCATTAAAGAACCAAAACCAGTACCACCTAGTAAAGCATTAAAGACTAACATAACAGCTAGATTTGATAATAAAGCATTCAATGCTCTTTTAGCTCCATCTATTAGAGAAACAAAAAATCCATCTGTACTCTGTAAAGCATTTACAAAAACTCCTCTTATATCCATTCCAAATTGGTTAAACATACCATTAACTTCTAGTGTTAGTGATTGTATGTTTTTTAGTCTTTGCTCAAAAACTTCCATTTGTATTATTAAATCATCTGGCAATACTGCTGGTATCATAGCACCAGCCATAATACCATTTTGTTTTCCTTTTCGAGTTAGTATTGGACTTTGTGCAGCACCTCCATTAGGAGTTCCAACACCAAAAGATTCTCCTATACCTTTTAGAGCCTTTTTTATTTTTTTGCCTTGATTATCTATAAAAGTTCCAAAGTCTTGGAAATCATTTTCATAGTCTTGAAGTTCGACTTTCATATTTCTAAAAAAGTCAGCTCCTTTTTCAAATGGATTAGGAATTTGTGCAACCCCTAAATAGTCTAAAAACCCATTAAATGCATTAGTAAGCATATTAATAGGATTATACTCTATTAATAATGCAATCATTTCTAACAAAGCATTTCTCCACCAATCTATGTCTTTAAACCTTTCAATAAACGCTTCCCAGTTGTCATTAACATAAAGTACACCTAAAGCTAATGCAGCAATCGCAGCAGCAATAGCAATAAATTTAATGCTTAAAGTTGCTACAATTGTAACTATACTACCTAAAACAATGAGTAAAGGACCTAAAGCACCAGCTAAAATACCAGCAGTTACAATCATTTTTTTAACTTCTGGATTAAGTTTTGCAAAACCCTCTAAAAAAGATTTAAATTGATTTCCTAAGTCAATAACTATTGGTAAAAGCATTCCACCTATTTCTTCCATCAAATCACCAAACTGATTCTGTAGCTGTTTTAAGCCGCCAGCACCAGCTTTAGCAGCGGCCTCTGCTGCTCCTCCATATTGTTTCTCTAGCTCGTCTAATATTATAGTTTGTGCTTCTGCTAATCTACCAGACTCAGCAAGAGATTTTATAACTTCTTTTTGGTCTTTAGAGAATTGTATACCACTACGACTAAGAGCAGATAAGTTAGCAACTGGGTCGTTTAATGCTTTACCTAGTTGTATAGATGCTGACTTCAAATCTCCATCTAAACGAGTTGCTAAGTTTAACGCTGCTAGTTGTGTTCTTTCAAATTGCTCTCCAGCTATATTAGTAAACGTTAATAGTTGAGAAGTAGCATCTTTTAAAATTACCTCATCGCCAAACAATGTCTTACCTTGTAGCTCAGAAGCCATCTTTTGAAGTTGCTCAGAAGTAAAACCAGCAGCCATACCAGTAGACTTAATACCAGCCTCTACTTGTGCTATTGCCTTTTGTTGTTTATCAAAAGCAGCAATACTAGCTGCACCAAAAGCTAATAATGGCAAAGTCAAATTTCTTGATAATGTCTGCCCAGTCCTTTTCATTGACTGTCCAAACTTCTTCATTCTCCTAGTAGCTTTCTTTAAACTACTCTGGAATTGCTTATCATTTAATGATAATTTTACGCTAAGAGTTTTCTGTGCCATTGTCTTTATTTAGCAATTCGTATTTCTTTTTAATATATTCTGCCCTTTTCTTTTGTTTCTCGATGTCGGTTTTAACTTTCTTTTTCTCCCAATCAAACTTCATCAGCTTCTGTGGGGTTAGGTTTTGTCCTTTCTTAGTATGTGGCTGTAAATTAACACAAGCCAACCATCGCACTCTCTCCCATTCCCATTGCTGTTCTTTCTCTACTCTATCGTTTACGCCTTTCTGCATACACAGAAACTCGTGAAAAGTCAAACTCCAAAAGTCTTTAGGAAGTAATCCGAAGCTATAACCTATAGCCTCTAGCTCATCCCAAGTTACTTCTTTTTCTTCGCCACTTTCTTCGTGGCTTTGTCGTTTCCCTCCGTTTCAAATTTAGCAGAGAATTGGTTAGAGAATATCTCTAGCACTTTATTTAGTGCGTCAAAATCCTCGTCTAACAAGTCAGCGACATCATCAACATTTAAAGAACATTCTTGACCACTCACTCTAGAGCCGTCTTTTATTCCGTTTAGGATTAGATAACAAGCATCGTCTAAGCTCATACCATCTCCTAGCTTATCTAAGTCAGCTAAACTTCTTCCAGTATCTTTACAGAACATTCTCAACGAGTTCATTCCAAATCTTACTGGGTAATCTTTTTCGTTTATTATAACTACTTCGTACATATCTTTGTTAGTTTAAGTTATTGCTAGTTGGGAGACGTGCCGTAGCACAATCCCCAACCAACAAAGAAATTATTAAATATCATTCTGAGTTAATGACCCACTTCCATCTATCGAGACTGAATAAACTGGGGCATCTTCTGTACCACCACTAACCTCTAGAGATGTAATAAAACCAGAGCCAGTATAAGTATAGTCTCCAGTAGCTGGAGATGATAAACCGAATGTAAATGTTACAGCAGTTCTTCCAAACATTTGGTCAAACAACTCATCTACTTCAGTATCACCAGCAACACCAGCGAAGTCCATAAGACCATCAGCCGAAAGACTGAAAGACTTTTGACCACCTAGTAAGTCTCTAAAACCACTAGAGTCTTTTGTTGAGATGTCTATAGTATCTACGTTCATTGAAAGTGAAACATTCTGAGAATGCATCAATTTCGCTTCTGTTCCTCCATCACTAGGAGAAACTTTTAGGATTAAATCCGTTCCGTTAAAAATCATTTTTTAAAATTTTAAATTCATAAATTAGCTAATATCTAAATCCTCAGAAGTTTCCTTCTTCTTAGACTTTTTCTTTGTTGTATCTATTGCATCGTTGAACTTTAAAAAGTTTCGTACAACACGACCAACCTCATAAGATTCGCCTTCTTTGTATTCTACTCCTCTACATTCAATGTCTTTTTTTATCTTAACTTTATACATATCTATCTATTTATGTTAAATCTGTAATCTTGTGCTATACCATATAAACCAATACTACCAGCAGAATCATCGTATAGCTCGTTCTGGTCTTGGTAAAATATCTTATCTACTACTACACCACTATAAGTACCACTAACGTAGTCTAGAGCTGTTCTAACGTGACCAGCTAGAGTTATCATATCAGCGTAGCTATTGTGATAAATGCTTATCTGTACTCTAACATAGTCATAAGTACTTACTCCGTTCTTAGTGTTGTTAGGCTCATCTGCAAACATCTGATAAGTTATATAAGGTAACTTAACGTCAGTAGGGAAATTGTAACGACTAGGAAATATTCTCAAGTTGCCACTTGTAGTAACTAAAGGAGCTACGTTTGAATCGTTGCTTAAAATATTATATATTACTTTACCTATCTCCATTACTTCATTCTTTTGTCAATGAGTTTTTTTATTTCTCCTATAACACTATTGATAGCTGTGTTACCTTTACTAGCAGCAGCTTTATCTAACATTCTTAGTCCAGGAATACCTCTAAATCCATACTCTAAGAAATAGAAATAAAATCCAGACTTTTCTTTTGTTTGAAATTGTCCAACTTTTTTAGTTTCTTTACCTATAGTAACATCTACTTTTTTACCACCTTTTACTCTTGGTCCAACGAATACTGTTGGTGGCATATTTTTTACATTCTTTCCGTTGATTATAGCAAGTGACTTTTTTAGTCTGCCAGTTTTTTTAGGTACTAATGATTTAAGCTCTTGCAGTATTGGCTTAGATGCTTTGCGCATTCCTTGCCTTAGTAGTGTCTTATTTTTACTTTCAGACATATTAAGTTTCTCTAAGTCCTTAATCAAAGAATTTAGCTCTTTCTCATCTATTTGCGCTGATACTATCATTGCTCTGGAAAAGGGTTAATACCGTTATCTATTAATATGTTAATCCAATCTATTTCTCTTGTATAAAAATCTATTTCCTCTATTTTTGTTTCAAAACATTGACTAGGCAAAATAGAGCCATAAATTAAAATAGTTGTTCTATCATCATTCCAACCTATGTAATAAGTTTCGTCAGTTGGATAGCATACTTTGGTATTTTTTAAATTTTTCATTATACTGGTCCTCCGTCTGTTATAGTCCAATTATCGTCATCTATTAAACTTTGTCTTGCTGCTGCACCAGCTACAGAATATTGTGAGCCTCCAAAGTTTATACTTAATCCAGTATTTAATGGCTGTAATGCCCAAGCGATAAGCGTTGCATCGTAGTTAGTAGTAGATAAACCAGTAGCGTTTTGCATAAAGCTACTAAAGTTTGATACGTTACCTATATTCCACGCTGCTAGAGATTGGTTGAATAAGTCGCAATCAAAAAGCATAACGCTCATATTTTGTACGTTAGTAGTGTCCCAGCTATATATGTCTCCGTTAAATTGTGTGCAACCTCTAAAAACGGTAGACATATTCGTAACATTAGACGTGTTCCAAGAGTTTAAATCTTGGTCAAAAGATATACAATTAAAAAATAGAAAATCCATTCTAGTAACATTACCAACATTCCAATTATTTAAACTTTTATTAAATGTAGTACAACTAAAGAAACATTGGTCTATTCTTGTTACTGAGCTTATATTCCAGTTACCTATTGCACCATTAAAGTTAGTGCAATCTCTAAACATAGTTCTTAAAGATGTACTTGAAATAGTAGGAGCATCTGTAGCACTAGAATCTAAATTAGTACAACCATAAAAAGCTGCTTCTGTAGATAAATCTAAAACTCCATATTGTTTTATATCAAGCATTTTAAGCCTATCTCCAGCGTTATTAAATTGCCATCCTTGTAATGTTCCCTCAATACTTATTTCGTATTGTCCAGCACTACTATAGGTGTGTGTAACCTCTTGTTGATTGTAACTTGTTATTGTATCACTAGAGCCATCTCCCCAGTTTACTGTAGCGTTATAACTACCACTACTAACCAATGGCATCATAAATTGAGTATTTAAGCTAGAGCCACTAGATGTATTCTCTGTGTCAATAGTAAAGACAAATTGATTAGGAGCTGTCTGTGATAAATCTACTACGTCATTCTTCTCTAAT